CTGGTTATTGAACAGGTGGGCGCACCACCCAACATGCCGCAGTACCAGGAAAAGCGGAAGTTTTATCATCCCTTCCTTGAGAAGTTCGGGCGCCGGCGCCGCCAATTTAACTATGGTGATTTCGGCGTCGATGCTACTGAGTTGGCCTTTGGTGTCAACATTCAGCAGGATGACTCGGAAGGTGACATACGCATGCAAATAAACAAACCTGCGTATGACTTCTTGCTCCGCCAGAAGAGGCGGCGTGATGAGTACATGACGAACGGCGTGTTCGATGAGAAATTGGTTTTCGCACACATGAATAAACTTATGGTGCAGTGGCACGTTTTCAATGAGACAGACTTGAAACAGCATACAGCTGAGGATGTCCATAGGGATGCCAGCACCGTCGGTTTTGTTGCGAATGATTGGACTAAGGATTTATTGCAGACTGGCAGGAAAATTGGACGTCGTAGGTACCCGGGTTTCTGGGTGGCCTGTTCCATTTTCCGGCGCAGTCTGTGAACAGGCCCAATTACCGGACACTCAGCATAGAGAAAATTACCACCATATGCCAAAGGGGAGTTAAGCTTGCCCCTTTAGCTGCTTGGAAGTGTCCGATGCTGGACGACAAAATGACATACAAGTGTGTTGAAACTGAATACCTTCACTGTTTTGGGATCCCACATCTTGAACAGAGTAGACCACTTGTTATGCGTAATTGTTGTCACAATGATGTAGCTGCGCTTAGGAATCGGTATCTGAAAACGACCGACAACGATGTGACTTACGACCAGTCCGTTGTTGAAAATATCCTCGATGAACTAGCGCAGGACATGTTAGCCCAGACCTCCGGCGTGTTTATACCATACACGCTAGAGGAATTTGTTTCATCGAGGACGGGCAGCGTGCGCAAAAGGTACGATGCGGCAGTTGACACAATGACCCGGCGCAAATTCAATCCGTTGCGCGATGCGGACATTAGTTGTTTTATTAAGAATGAGAAATATGCTGAGATGAAACCACCCCGAGCTATTATGGGACGTGACCCCATATTCAACTTACTGTATGGCAGATTCACTCTGCCGCTGGAGAAAATTATGGCCAAGTTGCCGTGTTTCGCCAAAGGCAAAGATTACTTTGCCCGCGGGGCATGGATCGAACCATATTATGGTAATTACCGTTTCCTAGCCAATGATTACAGTAAGTTTGAGTCCACGCAGCGTGAAAAGTTGTTGCGTGATGTTGAACTCGGGTTGTGGAAACGAATGCTCCACCCTGATGCTTATGCTATTGTTGAACTCTGTTTTGAGATCAAGATGTGCAAGCGTGGTGTGACAGGAAATGGCGTTAAATTTGATTTTTATGCGTGCAGAGGTTCAGGTGACATGGACACCGGCCTCTTTAACACCATAATAAATTACGTTGCTTGTCGCTATTTCGAAATTAAAAACCTGCTGCCTCCCAGAAACTTTTGCGTGGATGGTGATGACTCGTGTCTTGCAGTCCCGAACCACCGCGTTCATTATGTCAACACATTTTCTGAATTTGGCTTGGATGCCAAGTTGGAATTTGTTGACAGTAATGCGGTTGAGTTCTGCTCTGCTAGGTTTGTTGAGTATGCTTTGGGCAAGTTTGTTCTTTGCCCTGATATTAAGAAACTCTGCAATAATTTAGGCACACTTATTAATCCTGACTTTGAGAAATCGGTCGGTCATTACTATTATACCCTCGGGTATATGTACCATGTTATGTTTGGCGTTTTGCCATTCTTTGATCAACTGTCACAGTTCCTTATGGGCATAAGTGGCAGCAAGAAATTGATCAACTTGGACCTTGTGCGACACTTGAATCCAGCGTTCCTCGATGCTTTTAAAATGCACGATGAGAACATAGGCGGTGTTCGACACGCCCGAGATGTTGACCCTGTTAGGTTCCGGCTTGGAGTGTGGCTTGCTTTTGGGTTCTCGCAAGCTGAACTGGCATCCATGGAGACATGGTTTGCCACGACCAAACTGGACCTTGGTGGGCGCGACAAGCGGTTCAATCGACGAG